TCTTTTTTACCATTCTTTTCTTCAGTGATATACTGAAGATCTTCTAAATGTTCGGTGATAAGTTTCATAGTGGTATTTGTATAATAAACATTAAGCGACGTCAGGAACTGGATCTTCAAGTTCTTCTTTAGATTCAAACATATTGTTCTGAACTAAAGAAGGAAGATCTTTCCAGCTAACGTCAATATATCGAGCGACGTCGTCTGGATTCGAGTATGGAAGCTTCCCGAGCCAGTCGGCTCTTTGGTTTTTGTCAGCCTTATCCCATTGTCGATTTGTGACCAACTTGCCTTTGCGTTTAGACAGCTTTTGCAAGATTCGTCCTCCGTATTTCTTTTCGTAATCCGAAGCTTCAAAAATCTCTTTAGCGGCTTCTGCTAAGCTGTCGTATGATTTGGTAAAGTCCTGCATCCTTTAATTATTTGGATTCCTTTTTCAACGTGTCTGTAAGAGTGTCGATCAACTTGACTACATGCCAGTAAGCTTTCTCATCAACAGACATATCTTTAGATAAACGATTGGGAATGCGTTTCTTTGATTTTACCATGCCTGAAAGAGAGTCAATCAACTCTTTGACTCGCCAGTAAGCAACCTCATCAACAGACATATCTTTATATCGATTTTCATCAAGGATTTCTTTAGCGGTTTCCGCCAAGCTGTCGTGTTTTTTATTAAAGTCTTGCATATTTTTATTTTTATTTTTAAGTGTTAAGCGTCGGACATTCCTTGCCCGGCAATATCCATCCAAAGCGAGTATGCAAAAGTGTTCTTTTTGTGAGGGTTGTTACCTTCAAGGCCGCCTCCTTTTGGAAGGTCGTATCCCATACCAGCGTCATAACCCATTTCATAAGCGCCTTTGAAATCTTTGTGGTCGCGAGCATGTTTATCAAACTTGGCAAAGGCCTTGAGATCCAAAGGTTTCATGCTCTGCTGAAAATCCTTTTCACTTGCTCGCATCATCTTGGCTTTATCAAGAAATGCTTTTATATCCTTTTCGTCAGTAGGGACTTCGATCTTAGCTTCACTAAGCTTCTCGGTCAACTCGCCAAAATCTATAGAAATAGTAACTTCTTCAGATTCGGTAACTTCTTCAGATTCGGTAACTTCTTCTTTGAATGTTTCCAACGCTTTAATAAGATCTTTAATCGTGAACTTTTTACGAGGATCAAGAGCTCCGCGAAGAGCGGTCTTTCCTTCTCTGCCTGGGCCAATAAGATCAGCGCGGTCAAAGTAAGGACCAAATTTCTCTTTAGGATCTGTACCCATTTTGTTTGCAATGTAATTCAAAAGAATCTTTTGCATCGCAACACCGTCTCGGGTGATCATACCAGTGGGGAAAAGAGCAGCTTCGTCATCGTCGGTGATAACCTTTGCAACCTTTTTAGAAAAAAGACCAACCGCACCCGAGTACTTGATCATATCAACCAAAGCAGTGTCCCGCTCAAGAAGAGATTCTTTATTTGAAGTATTCCCTTCAAGGATTTCTTTAGCGGCTGCGGCTAAACTATCATGCGAATTATCGAATGTTTTCATTTGTTTAAATTTTGATTGTTAAGAAGAAGTATCAGCTTTTTTAAATCTGGCTTTAAACGCGGTTTCTGGATCGTCCATACCGGCATCGGCATAAGATCTTGGAACGGGCTTCCCTGCTTTCTTGGCTGCTTTTTGAGCTTTACGAAGAGCCTTTTGAGATTTGAGCTTGAATTTGGCTAAGGCCAATCTTTCGCGATCAGCAATCTTTTTCTCACCCTTCTCTGCCTTTCTCGTAGCACGATCAGCTCGACCCGAAGTGGTAACGCGAGATGCAATTCCTTTACCAATCTTTTTACCAACCTTTTTAAGCAAGCTGTCACCCCCCTTTAGTTTATTAAACTTGGCCTCAAGAATCTTTTCGAGCTCTTCCTCGGACATCTCAGAAATAGTGATATCGCCATCTTCAAGAATAGCATCAATAGCCTCTTCATAAAGAGCATCTTCCGTATCGTCTTCCGTGTTAACGCTTTCCGTAACGTTGTGAACTTTATCAGCTACTTCAATTGTCTTTGTATCAACGGCATCTCTGACTTTATTTTGCATCAAGTCTTTAAAGGCAGAGTCGGCTCCTTCTTTATCGCCTAACGCAAGCGAGTCAATTATTTTTTTGACGTTGTTATCCATGTTGTTATTTATAATATTTTAGATTTTAAGGGTTGGTAATATGTGAATTAATTTTTAAAATCCCAAATCGTCTTCTTCTGGCTCGGGTTCGTCCGCAATCTCAGCTTCCATTCTTTCAACGTCTTCTTCAGACATATTAAGAATATTACTTCTTACCCACTTATCTGAATAATACTTGCCAATATGTGGTTGGATCTGATCAAGCATATTAAGTCTTTCTCCAAGAATTTCAAAGTCCTTGAGTTCGGAAAAGAAGTTATCTTCAATATAGTCTACCGCGATTGATTCTCGAATCTCAGGCCATTCAGCTTCTGTACAAATGTTTTTAAGCAGACACTGAACCTTAAGCATGTCAATAAACAACACAGAGAACTTTTTCCTTAAACGGTTAATAAACTTTTGGAATTTAACCTCTTCTCGACTAATTTCACTTGCTCTTCCAACGCCATACTGCGATCCTTCAACATCAAGTCGACCGACAGGAACGTTTAGCGAGCGATAAAGTTTCTTTTGGAAGAAAACAACATCATCAATTTGACTAAGGTTTTCCCCGCCAGGAAGGGTTGTAATCTCTGTGCCCCGCCCACCTTCTCGACGTGGAAGCCAAAAGTCTTCCAACATGCTCATGGCTTTACGGTCGTCTTTAACCTCACCGCTTGTCGCATCATAAACAAGTTTATTTCGATACCTGCTCATGATACCTTGAACGTATTGTTCGGCCTTTCCTTTTGGAAGGTTACCAATATCAATATAAAAGATTCGCCGCTCAGGTGCTCGAGAGATACGATAGATAACCAACGCATCTTCCATGATACGAAGTTGGTTAACAAGTTTCACACTTTTGTGAAGATATGAAACAGCAAATTTTCCATTATCATCAAGGTTCCCACTTGGAACATAAACGATACTTGTAGGATCAATCTTAATCGCGGTAGTATGTGATCCTAGATCGTCGCTATACAGAAAGTATTCTTTTGCAACGTAATGTGTTTTAATCCCGGTATCAGGATTGGTTTTGGTTTTAACCTCTTTGATCTTTTTAATCTTTAGAGGATCAATTAACCTTACTTCTTGAATGCCCTTTTTAATATTATCGGGATCAATAAGAAGGTGATAGTAAAGCTTGCCGTCAATGTACCACCGGCGAAAAATATCGTGGCCGGAAAAGTTAAATGAAAGAAGTTTTGTGATATTTTGAAACTCTTCTCGAATCAAATCCTTAACATTATCGGGAACGTCAAGAGCGTCGGTATTAAGATTAACGGGTGTACCTGCGCTATCTGCAACAATAGCTCCGTTAATAATATCGGAAATAGCATTATCACATTCAGGCTGAATTGCCGCGGCTCGATATTTAAGAATGGCATCTCGCTCGTTCCCGACGCTTGCATCATCAAGGTCTAGGGTTTGGCCATAATAACCACTTGTACTATTTCCTGAAATGACTTGACTTCCATCGGTTTCGATCGGCGGCGCGAAAGACGATACCTTTTCCTTTTCCGGCGTATCGTCGATTTCTTTAATTTTGCGAGAAATGTCAAGTCCAAAGATTTTCATACAATCTATATATAAAAGAAATTTTTCGGAGGGATTGAACCTCCGAAAAATTCTTTAATTGGGTTACACTGTTTAATGTTATGAAGTAACGCCAGCAGCAGTCCAATACTGATACTGGAAGTCAACCGTAAACTCTTCTACGGCATCGTTTTGGTCAGAACCCAGCGCGATCGCACTGAGTGCAGTTGGAAATGCATCAATAAAGTTGTAGGTTTTAATACCCGTGTCATCTCCGTCTCGGTCAAGTTGAACCAGTTCCATATTTCTCATATAGCTTAAGTCACCAAAACTGGTAACGTTAGCTTCATGATTGTTAATACGGTTCATCCAGCTTTCAAATGCATCTCGTAGATCGAAATCAACGTCGTTAATTACTGTAATTTGCCATGCTTCCGCAAAGGTCATATCACCAGCAACTGTAAGGTTTCTTCCTCGAAATGGAACTTCGATTTGCCCAATTGTACTCGCAGGAATACCGCTTGTTGCTTTAATCAAAAACCTTGCACGCTCGGTAAGTCCCGCATTAAAATCGGGAAAGTTAACCCTACACTCAAAGAGGTTGGGTCTCGCTCCACCGCGAAAGTTTGATTTGAAATTTGAAATACCTGTGTTTGTAGTAGCCATAATTTTATCCTAACTATTTGTTATATTTATATCATTACTGCTTATCTTCCGATCAATTCTTCAAAAGAAGCGCCGGTTCTAGTAGCGATGAAGTTCAGGGTTACAAAGTTAATCGAACGAGTAGGCTTGATATAAATATCGGCCACGAAGCGATTTCCGTCAATTACTTCTGCGGTATTGTTGGTGTCGTCACAAACAACGCGGAAGTCTGTAATACCTCTCCGGCCTTGAACATCCCGAAGGAATGGCTCAATAGCATTACGGAAAGTAGAGCGGGTGAACGCATCGTTAAGCTCAAACAATTGGAACTTACTTGCAGTAGCAATCGCTTTCTCGATAGTAATAAAGAGGCGGCGAACGTTAATGCGGTCGAATGCGCTTGGCTTGGTTAAAGCGGTCTTGTCACCAAAGAGAACCGTGCCTTGACCCGGTAGGGTAACAACAGGGTTGATTCGCTTTTGATAAAGCTCGTCGCGATCAGCTTTCTTAGGGTTATACGCAAGCCGCGTAACGCCTCGAAGTTGTCCACGATTAAGACCAGCAGGAGAGAACCAAGGATCAGCAAGATCATCGGTTGCTGC